TTGGCGATTTGATTGCTTCGCATATCTATCGCTGTACGTTTGGCGTGTTCTTTAAGAATGCGACAACGATGAAGTTTATTGAGTCTATTGGCGTTGTATCTCCTAGCGTCGCAACGACCAATATCAATGTCATTGAGCAATGCTGGTTTGTTGGCGGCGGCACTCCGCAATCTAACGTCGAATTCCAGACCGGCTATGAGTTGGTGTTCCGCGATTGTATTTTCGAGCAAGTGACTCCGACTGCGGCGGTTGTTCTTTTGTCGGGTATCCTGTTCCCGAAATTTGAAGGCTGCTGGTTCGAGAATGCTCAAGGTACGACTGACGCAGGCAAGTCGGTAATCTGGACTCGTAAAGATGCGAACAACATTTTTGCGGAAGTGCTTACTGTTGATAACTGCTTGTTCCATACCTATGCAACGATCCCTGAAGGATTGATCAACTTCGGTGACAGCATCCGCAAAGTTTGCGCGTATACCAAGAACATCGCTATATCGTTGCAGTCTCCGATTATTGTCGGTGGCAACAGTTCAATTCAGTTCATCGGTACTTATGGCAATCTCGCAACGGTGGGTACTGGTGGTGATGCGACCGGATTGCAGTACAACTCGCCTGCCAAGTTTGATCTGAATGTTGCTGTCCCGGGCGTTGAGTTCCCTGCTACGCAAGTCTCTGATAATCGGCCTAATGTGCTGGACGATTATGAAGAGGGGACTTATACCGTCACCGACCAATCCGGTGCTGGCCTGACGTTTTCAACAGGGACAGGTAAGTACACCAAGGTCGGACGATTGGTGACGTTTAATTGCGCGGTGGCGTATCCATCAACCGCAGATGCTAGTGCGGCAATTATTTCCCGCCCCCCGTTTGTCAATACAGATGAGGCTGCTGTCAGCCTTATGACCAACGTGGGAAGCGCCTTGCAGGGATACCTTATCTCGACTGGCGTCAACTTCTTTCCGGTTGGCTCATTCACGCCGACGACCAATGCCGATCTATCAGGCAAGGTGCTGTACGTCTCTGGCGTATATATGACTAGCTCGTGAGTCGGTGGATCTCTGCCTTTAGGGCATTGATCTCATTGGCAAGGACGCTGGCCTCCGTCCAGAGGCCGCGCATCCGAAGAGTCGCAAGCGCGTTATCGATGCGCCAGTCACGCTCTTGGCCGTAGCCCCACGGTGCGGCCTTGAGTTCTTCTGCCCACGCTCCCGGTGGGCTCTCCTTGTCGACTGTCATATTCGACCTCATCTGTGCCGGGTTCGTAACTGAAGTGGTTGCAGCGGTAGTCTGCCGGCCAATCGTTGTGCGTACAGAATAGCTGCTTGCCGTCATGCTTAGAGTGGCGGCAGCTCCGACAGTTCATGCGTAATAAGCCGGCGTGAGTTCTCGCATGGCTGTTGCAGACTGATCCTCGGATGTCTGCTGTCGGGTGCGAAAGAATCCTGCATGGTCAGGATACATCTTCATAAAGCGGCGCGAATAGAAAGCGCGATAATTATTGTTCAGCTTGAATGAGGTTAGTCCGTCGCCGCCGACGCTATCCTTCTCCCAGCGTATGCGCTCGAAGATCGCATTCACGGAATAGTTTTTATATCCGCGATCGATCATCTGGAATGTGAACTGCACGAACATATCCCAGACTTCTGGATGCCGCCGATGAAACTCGGCGACTTGCTGCCTCATCTCCTCATGCCTGTTCATAGGATGGCTCCGGTATGTAAATGCCGAGCTCCGCGCACTTGGCCTCGATCAGAGCAAGGTAGTCGCTGAACTCCTGCTTGGTGAGTTTGCTCGATCTGCGGATCGGCTTGTGTCGCTTGCGGCCAAAGCCTTCGATGACTTCTGAACCGAAGGCTTCGATCAAGAAATACTCGTGAAGGTCGGCTGTTGACCATCCACGCAGCGCCTCGCCACCTCCCTCGAGGATGGATGGATAAACTACCGACCAGAGAAATGCGTTCTGCCTGTCGGATCGTTTTGGCTTGAATGCCTCGATCGTGACTTGCCATGAGATGGCAGGGTCGAGCCCTCGCACCAAGACCGAGACCGCCGAAGCGATCTGGTCTGGTTGAGTGCCGCGAGGAAATACTCGTTTCAAAACGGGATGTCTCCGATCTCGTCATCGGTAAACGTCTCAACAACTTGCTGCTGCTTTGGTGCCTGTCGCGGTTCCGCGAGACCATCCTTCGGTTTGACGGACAGCGAGAAGTATTTCTGTCCTGCCAGTCTGCCGTTCTGCCCGGTCTTGAGCCAGCCGTTGAGCCAGTACTCGACGCCATTGATGTTGATGCTGCCGGTGTAGTCCGGCTGGTTCTCGTTTTGCTTGCGATCGTTCTTAGCTAGCAAGCCACGGTTGGTGTTATCGAATTGCTTCACAGACTCATCTCCTTTAGGGCTTTAGTCTTACGTCTAACTTCTTCGAGGAACTTCTCGACCTTCTCGGTCATGTTCAGGATGTCGGCCTGATTGCGCGTCACTCGGATCACGTTGAGGCGCAGGCGCTCAGGCAGCTTCGGCTGATATACGACGTAATCGCACCAGTCTCTGCCGGTCACGGCGAGCTGCCATTGGATCTGATTGTAGTGATCGGTCGGAACCTTCTTCGACTCGAGCAAGTCCAAGGCGGTCGCCGGCTGGACACACTTGATCTCGATGAGCCCCTCATCCCCAACGAGCCCATCCGGTGAGCAGCCTGCCTCGAGCTTCGGGTGCCGGACGAATCCGGTCTGATCGACGATGACCGCGCGACGAGCCATGTAGGCGGCGCGCGCTTCATCCTCGGTGTCGATGCCATGTTGCATCGCGGGGCTCACATACGTCTCCGTAGGCTCTCCCGTGAGGCGCTCGCAGACGAGCTGCGCCATGTAGTTGCGATGCCCGGCTTTGCTGCTGTCCATCAGCACATTGCTGATAGCACTCCCGGTCACAAGGCCGAGCCGGGCCGAGTACCATTCTGGTGATCTCTGTTCCATTACTCCCATCCTCGCTGGTTCAGATCGAAGTTGCCGATCGGTCGGCGGCGCATGATGTTCTCGCTCGGCCATACCAGCAGGACAGAGCCGTATTCGTGTTTCCAGCAGCCCTCGTTCGTCTCACCATCTCGGGTGAAATAGAAGGCTCGCTGCAATCCATCAAGATTCGCTTTGCTCGTGCCGAACTGGTTGGTGTCTATCTTCAGCAAGCAGGGGTCGGTGGTCAGAACCGTCTTGCCTCCGAACTTGGGATCGTTATGTGCGGTCGCAAAGACGCCAGCATGGACGGCAACGGAACCGAGGGCGAGAGCAGCAATAATCATTTTACGCATTGGTAATCTCCTTCTTTCTGATTGCAAATTTATCGATGTAATTTTGTCGGGTCGACTCCGGCAATGACTTGAACAGAATGGTCAGCGCGTCGACGCTGGTAGCCACAGCGAGCTTGGCATCGATCTCGGCGTCCATCTCCTCGCGCTCTGCTTCCGGCAGATCCTCGCCGCCATAGACGTACAAGCCGAGGCCGTGGATCGCGATGCACTTGGCAAGGCAGCGCATGATCGAGGTGTTCACCGCAAAGCTGTTCGGGTTCTCGATCGGCTTGTTGCGGTGGTCAAGCACCGGCAGCAGACAGGTCTTGATGTCGCCTTTAATTTCGACGCTAACCTTGACCATCGCGCTGCCATCCTTGAGATAGACCAGCGGCAGGCCGTCGTACTCGTGAACCGTGTATCGAGCGGTCGGGTCGATCTTGAGCACCTCTGCCCAAGCCCATGCCCACGACAAGTATGAGAGGCCGTTCTTCTTTTCAACGTGATCGTTGACGTTGATCTTAAGTAATTCGCTCACGGCAGGCTCCTGTAGATCTTGTCTAACTCGGTTTCGATTATTGCGTTCAGCTCGGCAAGCGCCCGGTCGCAGGCAGCGATACGCTCCTGCTCGTCGAGCTGCTCGAGCTCCTGATTTTGGTGGTGCCACCAGCTCTGATCGTCGTTACCCCAAGGCTCATTATCGATGTGCATTGATAGTCTCCTGTCGTGAGCAACCGCGGTCACCGCACGGGTCGAGTGCGGCAGCGATCAAGAAAAGAATGATGATTGCAATGAACTGCGGCCAAGGCGATTTCATCGCTGATCTCCCGTGACAGCCTGCACACCGGCAACGTAGCCGTCGGCTTTGCCGAGAGCATAGGCGTATGTGATCGCGTGTTTGATGAGCGGGTCGAGCGACATATTGTCGACAAGATCAGCGAGATCCTTGGCGATAGAGTCGAGCTCGTTCTGGTAAGCGCGAGGATTGGTGTCGGCGTTCATGCGACCTCCTTTAGAGCGTTGACTACAGGAATCCATTCAGCAAAGCGCACCGGATCTTTCTCGACTGACTCGAACAAGTCCGGCTGCTCGTCGGGATTAGCGCGGAAGAACTTGATCTCGCACTCGAGGCAGTAGTCATCGCAGACCGCCTCGGCAACTTGGCATTGAAGGCACCATATGTCGTTCATCTCGTATCTCCTGCGTGTTGTTATGTGTGTATCGTAACCGCGGTTAATTATAAGTCAACTACTTTGTTGATGGCGGCAAGCGTGGCTTTGGCGCTGGCCTTAATTGATGGGCAAAGATCGGGGCCAAACTTGTGCGCGTAAAACTCGGCGTCCGACCAAAGCGAGTTCAGGTGCGGGTCGTCGGCGCTGATATAGACATGACGGTCGGTTGACTTGATGTCATCCGGCGTCGGCAGACCGCGCTCGAAGTGGTCGAGATAAAACTTCCAAGGAAGTCGAATTAGCTTTGCCATTGTTTCCTCCGGAGAGGGGCGGCTTATGCCGCCACCTCCGTTACTGCTGCGAAATTGGTACGCACTGATTCGCTGTTAATAGACCCCAGTCCGTAGGTTTTCTGTGCGTAGTCAAACGCTGCGGTCACCGCGCTCAACAACCTGTTTTCCGAATGATCGCTCTGAACCGATTTGTAGTATTCGATCGCGTGAACGATTTCGCGGCTCAATTCACGATTGTTATAAACCAGCGCGTCAGCGATGGCTTTTGCGGCTTTGATATTAATTTTCATGTCAGATCTCCGATCTCCTGTTCGGGCTGCACCGTGCTGCCCATGTGTGTACGTTAACACAGGTTAAGTAATAGTCAACACCCATCCACAGAAAATACATACCTCCGTTGCTATGCATTCTGTCGGTGTATCAATTCCAAGTAACTGTGGTTAACATACACAGATGGACATCAACGATGCACTCGCTACGTTCGGTAGCAAAGCGGATCTGGCTCGAGCGTTCGGCGTCTCGCAGCCAGCGGTATCACGATGGGTACGCAAAGGCGTATTGCCTGAGAAACAAGTCATGCGGCTACAGCTTGGCCTTGTGGCTGCGCCTAAGCCCGTGGACGCTCGCATACGCAGAAAGCAGCTCCAAGTAGAGGCTGCCCGTCGATGGGCTGAGAAGGGCTGAGAATGCCTATAAACGACAAACCCCCTTTCGGGGGCTTGACGCTGCCGGGGGTATGGCATTACGCTTGGTTTGCGATCGAGCGTGATGGAAGTCTGAAGGACTGTTCTAGTCCTGTCAACCACCCCACCACGCCAAGAAGCTCGGGATCTCTGGACGGGGAAACAACGCGCAGAGAATCCTTAAACCCACACCGGGGCGGCCAGCCTGTGGGTGCGCAGCGTGTCGTCGGGAAGCGCAAATGGCAATCGGAGCAATCCGATGAAAAGTAGCCGACAGCGGATGGCTCCGTCAGTCATCAATTCCGCACGATCCAGCGTTAGGCGCATTCCGTCTACGCTCCGTGCGGATTCACCATCAGTCATCTGGGTCTAAATCAATAACTACAGGAGAAAATCATGGGTGATGAGTTCATGTATACACCTAGTGTATATACACAGAAACCTGAGAAGAAGCCTGAAGATCGTAGTGACTATGCTGCTAAGAATTCAGCAGATTACTGGGCTACAGCAGTTAGCGAAAATCCCCTCAATCGTTTACGTCTACTCGATGCCAAACTTGCTAGACCCGGCGTCGATGTTGAATTCATCAAGGCTCGTGCTGGTGAACTGATCCGAGAGATCGGTGCTGCTAAGGTCTTGACCGATCCCGATTGTGTTGGCCTCGTTCGTCAGTTGTTCGGTCAACGCGGTGTCGATCGCTTGAAGGAGAGGGCTTCAGCGTGAACGACGCTATCAATCCGCTGCACTACAAAGCTGGGGACATCGAGTGCATCGATGCGATCCAAGCACAGTTATCTCCGACCGAATGGCGCGGCTACCTTCGCGGCCAGATCGCGAAATACAACTGGCGACTCGGCTTGAAGGATTCCGTCGAGCAGGACGCCAACAAGCTGCTGTGGTACGCATCCATGCTAGCCGGGAGAGACCCTCGTGCATGATGACGCATACCGCAGGCTCTGGGCCTCGGTGCTGTATCAAGCGATCGCTGACGCTAACCGCAAAGGCATGGCTCGAGCAGCCCTGCATTGGATCTATAGCCCACACGATGAAGCCGGAAGTTTGCGCTGGATCTGCGATATGCTCGACTATAACTACCAAGAGGTGCAGCGTTTATGCATGACTCGAGCAGGGCGATCAGAAATCTTGAGGAGGGGTCGTGTTAGAGCTAACCCTACCTTGGCCGCCTTCGATTAACCATTACTGGCGCAACTATCGTGGCCGCACCGTGATCTCGAGTGACGGTCGGCAGTACAGGCTGGACGTATCCTATCGGATACTCGAGCAGGGAATTCCACGGGACAACCTCAACTGCCGGCTGAGTGTCACGATCGATGCGTACCCACCAGACAAGAGACGGCGCGATCTGGACAACATCCAGAAGGCGCTGCTCGATGCGATTGTGGCTGCTGATGTCATTGAAGACGACAGCTTGATTGACGCGCTATCCATCACCCGGCATGACGCTTGTGAGGATGGCAAAGTGATTGTGAGAATCAGGCCGTATGGGAAAGAAATGTGAAGTCTGCGGTGTCGAGTACACCCACCGCTGCTGGAATACAAAATACCACTCGATCATCGTTGAGATAGAAAACAAGAACATTGTTCAGAAACTCATCCAGAAACTAGGAGCTGGCATCGATGAGGGAAGAAAATCTGCGAAAGCTCTGGGACGAAGTAAGAAATCTAAATCAACAACTTGCATCAGTTCACCGCGAAATATCGCGCGTCGAACGTGGTTTGCCGGAACCCTTCGACTTCGGTAAAGATTGGGTGCCACCGTACTTGAGGGAAGGGTCATGTATACCGTTACGGATGACGATGTTACCGACGAAGAATTGAACAAGGTCGATACCATCGTGACGCTCGCGATCGCTTGGCATACTATGCGTGAGTACGAACGGGTGTTGAAACGGATCTCAAGATGGAACGACGATGGCCCCTCGATTTGGGCGCGCCGGGTGTTGAAAGAATACGAACGGAGACTCGACTCGTGAGCGATGGAATCAAACTGGCACCGTGTCCGGGCTGCAACAACAGCGGCTGGATCAACGACGGATACGGCGATTGGATCAGGTGCAAAGACTGCAACCCGCCTCCACCGTCAGCAAAGGTGCTGGAGTTTGCGAGGGGCGCTCGGGTACGCAAACCGAAAAAGCCCGTAGACGATCTGCCTCCCGCGGCATAGAATTGTGATATGAAACAGGGTCTTTACGCGAACATCCATGCCAAGCGCGAGCGCATTAAGGCCGGAAGCGGCGAGAAGATGCGTAAGGCCGGCAGCAAGGGCGCACCGACAGCGAAGGCTTTTCGCGAGTCGGCAAAGACCGCGCTCAAGCGATGAAGGTCGCCAGACTTGGAGACAATGGGAATGATGAAGATCCTCCGGTTAGGCGCGGCATCGCTGGTGAAGTACGTCTGGGAGCGGCTGCTTTCCGCGCATCAGCGGCTAGAGCAACTCGTCTGTCGCGCTCGGCAGCCGTTGGGCCGCAAGGACTCGGCGGCAGAACCGAAGGCCGAATCCCGTTCTACCAAGATCGCGACACGCCGACGACGGAAACGAGACTGATCCCGTGAAGACCCCTGCATGGCAACGTAAGGCTGGGCAGAATCCGAAAGGCGGTCTCAATGAGGCTGGTCGCCGATCCGCGAAGGCTGAGGGCATGAACCTCAAGGCTCCGGTCAAGTCAGGCGACAACCCGCGGCGCGCTTCCTTTCTCGCGAGAATGGGCAACGCTCCCGGCCCGATGAAGGACGAGAAGGGACGACCGACACGATTGGCACTCGCCCTGCGCGCATGGGGTGCCAGCAGCAAGGAAGATGCTCGAGCGAAGGCCCGGGCGATCAGCGCGCGAAACAAGGCCAAGAAGGACTAGACCATGCCGCTCATCAAGAGTTCATCTGCAAAGGCTTTCCGCGAGAACATTCGCACCGAGATCAGGGCTGGCCGACCGACCAAGCAGGCTGTCGCTATTGCCTACGCTACGAAGCGATCGGCTGCCGCTAAGAAGGGCGCTGCAAAGCGTAAGGGCTGATGCCGGGCGGTAGACCTACCGATTACAGTCCAGAGCTGACGGCGCGGATCTGCGAGCGTTTGGCTATTGGCGAGTCCCTGCGATCGATCTGCCGGGACGACGAGATGCCTTCGATGGCAAGCATCTTTCTGTGGTTGGGGAAGTATCCAGAGTTTTCCGAGCAATACACGCGCGCGCGGGAAGCACAAGCTGAAGCCCATGCCGATCGCATCGTCGAGATTGCAGACGACGACACGCTCGATCCGAACCACAAGCGGATCATGGTCGATGCTCGCAAGTGGGTTGCCAGCAAGCTCAAGCCCAAGCGATACGGCGACAAGGCCGAGGTCGAGCACTCTGGCAACGTCGGTCTGACCGTCAACGTGGTTCGCCTAACCGATGCCGACAATAACCCTGCCGCATAACGGCTGGAGACCGAGACCGTATCAGATGGGGGCATGGGGTGCGCTCGAGAGCGGCACCAAGCGCCTTGCTCTGGCATGGCATCGACGATCCGGTAAGGACGACATCAGCCTGCATTGGGCTGCGGTGTCCATGATGACTCGTGTCGGTTCGGTGTGGCATATGCTCCCGCAAGCCAACCAGTCGCGCAAAGCGATCTGGGACGCGGTGAATCCGCACACGGGCAAGCGACGCATCGACGACGCATTCCCGATGGAACTGCGCGAGAGCACTCGTGAGCAGGATATGTTCATCCGGTTCAAGAACGGCAGCACATGGCAAGTCGTCGGATCAGACAACTACAACAGCCTCGTCGGCTCGCCTCCTGTCGGCGTGGTGTTCAGCGAATACGCGATGGCAGATCCGAATGCGTGGGCGTTCCTGCGACCGATCCTCGCTGAGAACGGCGGCTGGGCGATCTTTATCTCGACGCCCCGCGGCAGGAACCATTTCGCTCGGCTGGTCGAGTACGCCAAGCAGGATGCTGACTGGTTCGGTCAGGTGCTCACCGTTGAGGATACGAAAGCGATCCCGATCGCGACCATCCAGCGCGAGCGCAAAGAGCTGCGCATGGAGCGCGGTGACAAGGAAGCCGAAGCGATCATCCGGCAGGAATATTACTGCGACTTCGATGCAGATATACCGGGCGCATATCTCTCGGAGCTGATCCGCAGCGCAGAAGCAAACGGCAGGATCGGCGACTTCCCGCACGTTATCGGTCAGCCTGTCGGCACAGCATGGGATATCGGTGTCGGCGACTCCACGATCATCTGGTTCTACCAGCTTATCGGTCACAAGGTGCGCATCATCAACGTGCTCGAAGGCTCTGGCGTCGGGCTCGAGTGGTACGTCAAGAAGCTGCTCGCGATGGATTACGTCTACGGCGATCACATCTGGCCGCATGACGGCGCTGTGCAGGAGTGGGGCAGCGGTCAGTCTCGAGTACAGGTCGCTGCTGGCTACGGTCTCAAGCCTCGCATCCTCGAGCGCGACTCGGTGGACGATGGCATTCAGGCTGCGCGAATGATGCTGCCTGCGACCGAGTTTAATACCGCACCAGATCCGTTCCCGGGCGAAACGGCAGACGAGGCGAAGTCCCGCATGACTCGCGCTCTCGACGCCCTGCGGCAGTACAGACGCGAATACGACGACAAGCTCCAGCGGTTCAAGGACAAACCGCTGCACGATTGGACGAGTCATTACGCAGACGCATTCCGGTATCTCGCGAAGGGTCGCAAACCGTTCCGCGGGACGGAACAGGCGCGTCGCCCAAGCCATCAAGTGGCAGTAGCAGACTACAGAGTGCTGGGGTAGACTACTTGCGCAACCCGAAAGGAGCGCCAGATGTCAAGTCTTTTTCGACCCAAGATGCCCAAGATCGAGCCGACGCCCCCGCCTCCGACGGTGGATCAAGCGCAGCTCTCCCGCATTGAACAGCGCCGCATGGCTCGCCGCCGTGGCCGCGCGTCTACGATCATGTCGACACCGGGCAGTCAGCAGACTGGTTCGGTTGCTGTTACTCGTTTGCTCGGAGGTGGCTGATGTCTGGTTTATCCCCGTTCGGTAGCTATATGCGCAAGAAGGGCAAGAAGCAGGGCTATGCAAAAGGTCTTGAGGAAGGCCAGAAGCAGGGCGAAATGTCTGCTGTTCAAGCCATTGCGAAACGCAAGGATGAATCTGCGAAGCGCGCTCGCGGGATGATGTAATGGCGACCAAGAAGATATCGGCGCTAACGTCTCTTGCGCAGGATTCGATCGATCCTGCCGCTGACGTATTGCCGATCAACGACACCGGCTCGAGCGAGACGAAGAAGGCGACCGCGGCTGCGATCGTCGGCAAGTCGATCGGTGCGCTGGCTGCCACATGGAACGACGTTCTGACGACGTTCAAGGCTCGCGTGTTCAACGTCACGGATACCGCCTCGGCTGCTGCCTCGCTGCTCGATGATCTGCAAGTCGGTGGTGTGAGCAAGTGGTCGGTGCGCAAGGACGGTGCTGCTACTGCTGCCGGGTTCATCAAGTCGACCTCGGCTACCGCAGGCGTAGGCTACGCGACCGGAGCTGGCGGCACGGTAACGCAGGCGACCTCACGCACGACTGGCGTCACGTTGAATAAGATCTGCGGCCAGATCACGCTGGTTGCTTCCACGATCGCAGGCCACGAGGCTGACGAGTTCGTGCTGACCAATTCAGCGATTGAGGCCGGTGATGTTGTGATGGTCAGCATCAAGTCGGGTCTTGCTGCCGGCACAGCGAAATACTATCGAGTGGGTGTGACTGCGGTCGGCGCAGGATCTTGCACGATTTCGGTCGGCAACCTCGACAACAGCACGGTTCCATCAACAGGCACGGATACCCCGGTGCTTAACTTTGCGGTGATCAAGGCCGTAGCGGCCTAACGGAGACTGAAATGGCAACAGGCATTGTTCTCGCATCTAATGCAAGCGCAACAGGCGATTGGTTCCAATGGCCGGGTGGTCGCGGTGAGTTTCGCGTCGAAGCCACATTCGGTGGTGGTACGGTCAAGCTGCAATGCAAAGGCCCGAATGGAACTCCAATGGATGTCGGCACAGCGGTCACATTGACTGCAAACGGTGGCGGCATTTTCGAGTTAGGCGCTGGTGAGATCAGAGCTAGTATCACCACGGCGACTGGCGTTTACGCTATGGCGCTGCGGATACCTTCGGCTGCGTTTTAATGAAATCGTGGCCTCGAGCGGTTGAGAGAACTCATGAGATCTCAACGACTCGAGATAATCCACAATACATTCCAACCCCGTCGCCGGTCGGCGGGAGTCTTTTACTCGAGGACAGTTCATTCATTTTGCTAGAGACCAGCGATAAGCTGCTTTTGGAGTAAGTCATGGCCGACACCAAGATTAGTGCATTAACTTCAGGCGCGCCGGCGCAAGCAGGCGACGAGACTGTTGTTGCTCGGTCTGGAGCAAACTACAAGCTCACGGTGGCAAACATCGTCGGCTATCTTGGTACTCCGATCACCGTCGCAAATGGCGGTACGGGTCAATCGTCGTATACCGACGGCCAGTTGTTGATTGGTAACTCCACCGGCAACACGCTCTCGAAGGCGACGCTGACGGCTGGAAGCGGCATCAGCATCACCAACGGCTCTGGCTCGATCACGATTGCGGCGACGGGTAGTGGCGGCACGGTTACTTCGGTCAGCGGTACAGGTACGGTCAGCGGCTTGACGCTGACTGGCACGGTGACGACCTCTGGCAGTTTGACTCTCGGCGGTACGCTCTCGGTCAACCTTGCATCGAGTGTCACGGGTACGCTGCCTGTTGCCAATGGCGGCACCGGACTAACCAGCGGAACAAGCGGCGGCGTGTTGGCCTTTACCGCTGCCGGAACGATTGCCTCATCAACTGCGCTGGCTGCAAATGCATTGGTTGTCGGTGGTGGCGCTGGCGCTGCGCCGAGCAGCATTACAACGGGTACTGGAGTTGTTACTGCGCTGGGTGTTAATACGGGATCAGCAGGCGCGTTCGTTGTTAATGGCGGCGCTCTTGGAACTCCGTCCTCTGGTACGCTGACAAGTTGTACGGGCTTGCCTGTTTCAACTGGCATTTCCGGCCTTGGAAGCAACGTCGCCACATGGCTTGCTACACCGTCGAGCGCAAACCTTGCGTCTGCGGTGACGGACGAAACGGGTTCTGGCGCTCTGGTGTTTGCCAATACGCCGACCTTGGTGACGCCGGTATTGGGTACGCCGACCTCGGGCAACCTGTCTAACTGTACGGCTGACGGCACTAACGCGGTTGGCTATCGCAACGTCCCGCAGTCGGGATCGGACAAGACGACTTCGTATTCGCTTGTCACGGGTGACGTTGGTAAGTTTATCGGCGTCGGCTCTGGCGGCTCCATCACGATTCCCGATGCGACGTTTGCGACTGGCGATGTGGTGTCTATCTTCAACAACACTTCGGGCGACGTAACCATCACTTGTTCTATTACGACTGCGTACATCGCAGGAACGGATACGGATAAGGCTACGATGACCCTAGCCACAAGAGGCGTGGCGACGATTCTGTTCCTCTCGGGTACGGTCTGCGTTATCTCTGGCAACGTGAGTTAAGCCATGAGCGGTTCACAGCAACTTTTGCTGGCCGCTGTACAGCAGGCCGTAGCAACTGATCCTGATTTTGAGTACACCACTCTGCTGCTGCCCGGTAACGGCACTAACGGAGCGCAAAACAATACGTTCCTAGACTCGTCTACCAATGCCTTCAGCATCACCCGCAACGGCAACACGACGCAGGGTACGTTCTCTCCGTTCTCGCAGACAGGGTGGGGGAACTACTTTAACTTTGCCACGCCAGATGCATTGCGACCGTCAGCAACTACCATAAGCAATTTTGGTACTGGCGCATTTACTATTGAGTTTTGGGTAAATTTCCAAAGCACTAGCGCGGCTGGCTTTT